GTTCCGTGATCACTAAGAACTAGACGAGAAATTGAAGATTTATCGCCTCCCATGGTAGCAGGAGCAAACTCCCCTCATTTGACTGAGGAAAGCAAGTCACAGTCGCGTACACAAGTTACACTACCACAATGTATACAAATACTTTTTGAAATTTTTACACTCTACGGCTTCCGTAAAGAAAAAGGAGACGAAGACAAGGAGGTTAAACGTTATCAGCAGTTCATCGATGAGGCAGATGGAGATTGGATGTCGGTATTCAAATACAAGACAGCCGCTTTCTTCTCCGCCTGGAAGGATGAACCTATTCCGAATAAACCTTTCAAGTCCCCTGACAATCCCCGATTCCTCGTTGGAGGCAGGGCCGCCCGCTGGTTACACATCTACCTCCGGCAACTTAAGTCTGAAGACCAAGGCGAACGCATGAAAGCGAACAGCCTATTGCTTACACTTCTAGGTGCCAAGAGGGGATTCCCCAAACCAGGTGATGAGATCGTCAAGCAGAAAACGAGAGCATTTTTCGAGACCATTACTCAGCCACAAGAACCCCAAACAGGGGAGCTTGTACACGCCGAGGGAAAGGTCGAGATAATTTGCCGAGCTCGGATTGAGCATGAGATCCAGCGCACAGTCAGGGAAATCTTTTTTAGATTCCACTTCGCCAGGACGAAGATGACAGAAGACGAGAAGAAAACACACGATGCCAAGATAATGACAAAGGCATTCTTCCCATCAACCTCGGCTAATTACATTAAAAGCCGGAAGGACGCAGGCAGCGTCTCTGCCATTTTGGAGTCTGAACATGTAGAACACATTCGAAGACCCGGTGGTTACAGACAAGTCCCTGTAGAGGAAGAAACACGAGACACACCTTCACAGATTTACATAAGACAAAACACAGAAGGGATAGATTTCGCAATGCGGGAACTGTGGTCAGTCTGCAGATTACAAGCAGAACTGGAACCCAACATCGCCGAGCCACTAGGCCTCGCCGAACCTCTGAAAGTCCGGGTCATAACCAAAGGCCCACCCTTTCGTATGTACATACTCAAGTTCCTACAGAAGCGGTTACACCGTGCGCTAAGGCAGCTTCAGACTTTTGCTCTGATCGGGAATCCAACGGGATATGCCAGTACTCTCGAGAGTTACCTCAATGAAACAATGGGGTTAAACTCACGCGATCTTGGTGAAGAAGAAATCTTCATCAGCGGCGACTATAAGGCCGCCACTGACAACATCCACAGCTGGGCATCCGAGGCAGCCGCAAATGCAATCGCCGAAATGCTTGGATTAGATCCTCGCATGACGGAGATGTTCAGAGAAGCACTCACGGGACACACAATCGAATTCACCGAAGGAGGAGTAACACAACAACGAGAACAGACAAGAGGACAACTTATGGGGAGCATCGTTTCGTTTCCCATTCTCTGTATAATCAACGCTGCCGTCACCAGAATGGCGTTCGAGCTTGGCGAGTCAAAAGACTGCAGCCTAGCAAACTGTCCAATGGCAATCAATGGCGATGATGTCGTACTTCGAACGAAGAAAAGCACAACCCTGTATTGGAGAAAGGCCACGCAGGCGGTCGGTCTGAGCGAATCAGTAGGAAAAACCTATTTTTCAAGGGAATTCCTCCAGATCAACTCTCGCAACTTTCTTTGTGAACGTAATCGCCTTCTACCAGTGCCGTTCATCAACATGGGTCTGGTCCATGGACTCAAAAGGTCCGGTGGACACGTCAGTCTCTACGACTCAGACGAGCACACGTCGATTGGCGCCACCTACAGAGAAACACTCGAATCTACACCCCCTGACCTTAAACTACAAGTACACTACCTTTTTGTACATTACCACAAGAGAATCCTTGAGAAATGGAAACTCCCCTGGCACATTCCTGAATGGCTTGGCGGTTTCGGCCTGACCGGTCTAAAGGATCCAAGTGAGCTTGACTTGCGCATAGCGCATATGCTCATCCTGAACTGGAAGACCATGAAGCCTAATCCCATAGGGACAAACTGGACTGCCTGGAAAGTCTTCGAACACGCAAAAGAACGACTTCCAAAGCCTTTTCATACCCGAGATCCAATGGATAAGGGGATAAAGGCATTCGAAAGTGCTGTGCAAAAAGAGGCGTTAAACCTCCTCTTAGACAGCAACGTCCAACTGGGTGACCTTCTCAAAACGAGGGATAAAAACATGCAGAAATACATAAGGAGAAAGCTTAGACGGAACGAGGTCCTCTGGGGATTGAAGAACTATAAGAAGCTCCCCGCACCACTAGAGGCTGATCGCCTCAAGTTCCAAAAGCTGTACGAAACAGTCACAGGATATAAAGGTACTAACACGCACATACAATTAGATACCGAGGAAGATTTGGCCAAATTGGACGAGGGTCTCTCGTCTGGGAGCTCAAAGGCACCAAACTTCCCTTACTCCAAGGAGAAGGGGAGATGGGCTGATTACTCTGATCCAGAGGAGTCAAATGACTCTGATGTAGAGGAGGGCTGGGAGATCGCGTATCGCGAGAGATTGGGAACCCAAGACCGGGCGAACCATGGATTAGAAGAACGATTCTCCGATCGCGAAAGTCGCGACGAAGAAAAGAAAGTTCCTCTTTCCACAGCGTCAAACACCGGTACATGGGGTACACCCCAACCTCTCACGTTAGAAGCGGTCCCACAGTCACTTACCATACCACCAGCTCCATTTGAAGTTCCGAGTCGAACGAAGAGGGCCAAACCAGTCAAGGTACAAAACTATTTGAACGAGAAAGCACTTAAACAAAAACTAGGGAAGGAGGGTTACAAGAATTTATTAAAACAACGGGAGGATAACATGTGGAGCGACTACAACGAGCAATACCGCTTTTAAGGGCGGTGGACTCAATGACATGCGAATCATTGGGGGGAAGATCCTAAATATAGTGAAGATCCCCGGGGCTGCTC